AACCGGATCATCGAGGCTCCACTTCTCAGGGGGAATCGCCTTCGCCTTTTTGACAAGTTCTGCTGTCTTTGGATTCGACAGAGCCTTTGCCATATTGCGGCGGCTTTCCTGAGCCGAAAAAGCATAATGGTCTTGAGAGATCTTCATTTGGTTTCTTCCTTCTCCAGATAAAAAGGATTCCCGTCCATGGCGGATGCGGGGTAAATCGAATTACCTTTCTCCTCCTTCTGACCGGGACGAAGGAAAACAGGGTTCTTCAAAGACTAGCTGTTGACCAAGTACGCGAGCTCGGGATCGAGGTTGCTGGTGTCGATCGGTTGCTCACCCGCGCGTGGCACGAGTTTGTTCTTGGGTGTTGCCGATCCGCCCGGTGCGTCGGGAATGATTGAACGCACGTTGGTGGGAATCATTTTGTCGCCGAGTGCTTTGGCAACTTGATCGAGGACCATTTCCTTGATCGCAGCGGCCACAGTGTCATCCGTCGTCAGAGAAGACAAGGCTTTTTCAACCAGGGCTTTCTTCGTGGATTCCATCATCTCGTCGAGTGAGGTTGCCTTCGGAGCTTCAGTTGTTGGAGCCGGAGCACCAGCAGCTTTCTTCTCTTCGTCGGTTGCTTTGCGGAAGATGTCATGTCCGTCTGCGGTCGTCCCGATCTTGATGAAATCGGAAGTGGCAGTTGCGACAGGAGCAGGGGCTGGAGCGGGAGCAGGAGCTGGATTCTCAGACTTCTCGCACTCTGCGGCCATAGCCGTGTTGTGTTCAAACATCGCCTTCTCGCTCTTGGCGAGACCGGTTTCTGTTTCCACAATCGTGGCATAGAACGCTTTGTGCACATCGCCGTCGTCCAATGAGTCGTGCTTGGACTTCGCCTTCGACGCCATCTCGGTGTGAGCCTTGAACATGGCCTCGTGGTGCGCGGCGGCTGCTGCAAAGTGTTTCTTATTCATTTGTTGATACTCCTTTTAGAGTAGGTGTTCAATCACCACCGAGGCGGTGAAGGTATTACTGTGAAACGAGAGTTGAAAGTTCGTTACGGAGTTCGGATGTTTCCTCGGCACACATCGCGATCAGCGTATCGATCAGAGAATTAGCATTGGAGACGATCGAAGCGGGAAGCTCTGATTCGCTATCACCTTCCCAAGCTTGCTCATCACATACTCTGTAACACATCCAAGACAACTGTTGGACGAGAGTAGCGAGAGCGCTGACTTCTCCCATCCCTTTCTGGAGCCTGCCTAGCTGGTCATCGAGATTGATCGCACTGGCGTTCAGCTTCTTGACGGAGCGATTGACCTTGATTCGAAGCTGCTTCCGTATGTAAGCGAACACACGGTCATGGCGTTCTTTCTCGATGGCCTTGTATCTCTCGAGTTCTTTCTCAAGCGTTTGCACTCGAGACATGCTGAAGCCTGAAGACTGCGGCACTTCCTCTTCTTGCTCATCAGAGCTCCGCAGTTTACGCATCTCGACGGAGCCATCTGCTTTCACATATGCAAAGTGGGCAGCGCCGAGACATGGATTGTCGACAACTGATACTTCACTGGGATTGGCGACGTACCGCATACAGCCTTTGAAGACCGGATCAGGCAAGAGCTCACCGACCATCCGGCCGCCCTGGGAGAATCCGGTGTAAACTCCCTCATCGACTTTCTTCCATGCGTCGTCATCTACGACCTTGAAGCCCATGAAGATCTCTTTCTCTTCGTCACGGAATTCAAAGCCTACGCATTTTCCGACGGCAGAAAGCTGATGCATCTCGCGCAAGGGGAAGAAGTTCTTGTTGTTCGATGCCTTTCCCATCTCGGCGATCACTGCCTCATAGAAAGGCTTCGACTTGTTGTAGTCGCAAACTTCCTTTTCTTTGTCAGGAAGTTCGGCCGTAACGATGCCCCATACTTCGCGTTTGGTAGCATCGACTTTGGCGAAAGGAATGAACTTCTTAAACGTCTTCATAGAGCTCCTTAGTTTACTTCAACCCCAGAAGGGCATGTCCTCCGCAGTTGCAGAACAGGAAAACGAATAGGCCGATGGCGAACATCGTTTTACCAATGTGATCGAGCTTCGGCTGTTCCGGAGTAGCGATGCAGAACAACAGAAGTCCGAGGAATGCGACTACGAGTGACAGGTAGATGGCAATGTATATGGTCATAAGCTTCCTCTTTCGGGCCAGAGCCTTTAGAACGAAGCGACGGCAACGCGCTTCCATGTGTTGAGCGCGACGCAGATGTAGATGAAGCCCGTGTCGTACGTGATCTGACCCGGTGCTCCCTGTGAAGTAGCAGTCGCCGGAGGGTTCGACGCAATTACTAATGGGATTGTTGCTACTGCCGGAGGCGTGACAGGATTGCCCGAAGACAGTAAGGCGACGTTGACCAGAGGTCCTGGTGCAGTGCCTCCAGTCCAAGTCCCGCGGATTACGAAGAAGTCGTACGTGCGGGCAAAGCCTGAAAGATTACGAGTCGTGTTGGCCACGGTGTTGTACGAGTCGAGCACGTCGACTGTCCCGTCATTCATGTGGCCTTCAACAGTAAGCAGGATGGTCGCCGGAGAATTGAAGATTGTGTAAGCGACGGCAATGGCGGTCACCTGCATCGTGTTCGGAATCGAGATCTGATTGCCCGACTGCGTGAGAGACCCGGTTTGCTGTGTAGATTGAGTCATCGTTATTCCTCGTCTTCAATATCGCCAGCGACGATCACGCAGTCGCAGTTAGGGTGAGCAGGAACATCAGGCACGTCATCCACATCAAAGGGCGACTCATCAGCGTATTCGTCGCATTCGTCGTCCTTGTCATGGTCTGAGGAGATCAGCCATTCGACTGTCTTCACAACACCGCTCTGCCGCCAGGCTTCGAGATTGCCCTGGTTCTGTGAGCGGCTTACTTCAGTACGAGCGATCATCGCGGCGCGCGAATCGGAGAAGATGCCGCTTTGCTCGATGCGAGATATGATCTCGGCTTGTGACGGATTCTCCATGGCAAAGACGTCCGAGACGGTTCTCTTGATGGAGTCTCGGGTAGAGTCGGAGATAGCCATAGCAGCATTCGGATTCTTAACCAACTTACCATCGGAGGTCCACCTCATGCCGACGAGTTCGGCAGCTCGATCTTCGGCCCAGCTTCTTGCTACGTTGTTGATCTCGGCCATCATGTCGAGATTCACAATATCGACCTGCAGAGCTCCTTCAGCGGCGCCCGCAATAGCAGCATCCACTAATGATTCTTCTGCAACGTCGGGAATAGTGAGCCACTCGAGGTCGAGCAGTTTCATGATCTGCTTCAGCGTCTTGTCTTCGTTGGCCTTGCTGAGCTTCTTCTTGTCTTTGCTCAGTTCTTCGGTGACGTCATGGATCATCTTGCGGAATGCGTTGTGCAGTGCGAGCTCGAGCTTTCGCTTGGCACCGATCGAATGCGGAGCAAGGCGCAGTCCTTTGATGGTTGGCCGGTACGTGCGCTTTCTCAGTTTCTTATGATTCTTTTCAAGAACGGCTTCTGCCTTATAGGGACTCGACAGTTTTTCCAGCCTCCGCAACTCCACCGTGGAGCAGTGAAGACAGTTACTGTCATAAGCTCCGTGACCGGCGCAATGGGCTTTTTCCGTGCCCTTACCATTTCCATTGGTGCGTTTGCCAGGCTTAGGCTTGGGCTTATCATCACCAGAATCAGGGTCATTCTCAGAACCAGATTTAGGTTTCGGCTTGTCTTTACCGTCTTTTCCTTTACTGTCTTTGCCTTCTCCATCTTTACCGTCACCGCCTTCGCCCGGTTGAGCAGTAATCGTCAAACCAAGAGGGACGAAGCCACTACCCGTAACGATTCCAAGCATGTTGGCTTCTGGCTCCGTCCGCTCTTCTTCACCCACTCGTTTCCGTGCCTCGTTCGGAGTAAGGATGCCACCAGCGACGAGCGTCTTTGAAGTCTGCGCTCCTTTGTCTGGATCGGCTTCCGTGAATGGGTTGAACATCATTTCATAACCATCGAGATTCATCTTCCGTTGGATGATGTAGTCGATCGTGCCTTTCAACCACAGCAGCCAAGGCAGCAGGCCCTCGACATCTGATGCTTTGTCCGTCTGTTCTGCCGATGCTCGGTTCATCGCTTTCATCAAGCGCTGTGGAGATGCACCATAACCGAATGCGATCTTCCGCATATGCATCTCGTCGTATAGATCAGCGAGCAGAGGTTCTTTCGTGAACAGAATCTGGTCTTCTTTGCCTTCGTCCTGAAAGCCTTGAACCATGCGCCACTGTCTACGCGCGGCGAGGTTACCTGCCAGATCAGAGTTCATCCATTGCATGGCCTCGGTGATCTTGTCCGGTGGCGTTCCTTTTGGTACCACATGCACGACGCCGGGGACAGAACCTTCGGTGTAGTAAGCCTTCACGAACTCGAGGCGTTGCATACCGATCTGGATCTCAGGGGCAAGCTGTTCCGTCGGCGACATCCCGTACAACTGAGATGACTGCGTGTTGCGGGGGACGATGTTGCGCGGCCGATAGATCAGCTGGTCTGTCGTCAGATCAACGAGCGGAATGCCCCACCACAGTTGTGCATATGCCGGAGACGGTGGAACAGGCGTGAAGCCATTGTCGTCGATGTAGCGGACGATAGACTCGCCTCGGATCACTGGCATCTCGACGATCTCACCGCTGAAAGTCTTGCGGATGAGTATGGATGCCGCATCAATAACAAGGAGATCTTCGAGCAGAGGCCGTAGCCAGTCTGACCAGTTGTGCTCACGGTCAGGATACTCGAAGAACTTGTTCAGCTTGATGAGGTTCTCGTCCTTCTTCGATCTCTCGGCGATATCTTTCTTTGATTCACCGGGCTGTGCGCGCAGTTGAATTTCCCAGGGCGTCTTGCACAGATCGTCTTTGACGTTTTCAATACAGATACGAGCAAGGGGATAAGTTGCCAGGAACTTAAGATCTGCTGCAGTGTACTCGGCATCTGAGCGAGGAGTGAATAACAGGTTCTGCCCATGCCAGAATTGAAAACCCTTGGGTTCGGTCCCTGCCGGAGCCATAGGAGCAATCGGCTGCAGAGGCGAATACCATGAGTTGTCTTTGATGTCCCGAATCGTACTGGGCGGTGCTTGAAACAACTGCTGTCCATATGCAGACAGAGCTGCCAGCGCTTGCCCAATTGGCCGGATGATCAGGCCGCTTCCGCTATCTCTTGCCATGATCTTCTACCTCATTACCGCCATGACCACATTCGCAAGTGCAGTTGAGTTTGTAGCACAGGCTGTGGTTCTTCTTGCGGCAGGCAGCGCTGATGCCAGGTGGTGTAGAGTTATGTCGCGTTCGAGCATTGGTCTTTCGAGGCGGTGAGCTTTGTTCGAGTAGTTCTCTGTAGTCCGCTGCATGAAAGAAATCTCTGATCGTCATATATAGAAAGGGTGCATGGCCTCCTGCTCGTTGAAAACCACCTGCTGCCCATGCGCACAGAAGGTGGAGGAGGGAACTCGTCAGGCTGCTGGTTGAACCACCTTCTCGTCAATTGAAAGGACTGGGTTCTCATTCCAGCGAGCTCCACAAACTTCACAAGTGTGTTGACAGAAAATCTTTGTCGCTTCGGATACGCATTTAAGTTTGCCTGACCTCGCTCCACACACAGGACAAGGAGCGTTTGAATCAATGCGCGCGACGTCTCTCGGGCTGACAGGTGTGAACCAGTAGGCCAGCCATCGGAAAAACAGAATGAGTTGATAGATCAGCATAAGAATAAATTAGAGAGAGGGAGCACCCTTCCAAGTGCTAGCACCCCATTGCCTTTCTTCCGTCGGTTGTCTCTCCTCGAGAAGTTCCCTCTCTCTAAACTGGTTAACTATTGATCGACAGGTACGCCAGCAGCCACGGCCAGTGAGACTGCCTGTCCAGCGACGATCTCTACATCGACCAGACCAGTGAGGGTTGTGACTCCATCACCGAGATCTGCATCTGCAGTCACCGTAACCTGAGCAGCTCCGAGTGGGCCGACTGCAGTGGCTACGGCTTTCAGCTGATTGCCCGCGTCATCGGGATCGGGTCCTACTGTGAGCAGCGCTGGGTCTGACGATGTGAAGACTACTGAGCCGTCTTGCACTGGGGCAGCATTGCCTTTGGCATCAACGGCAGAAATAGACAGCGGGACTTTCTGATTGTCCTTGAGTGTTACCATGAGATGTCCTTTTCCTTTCAGGGAGGGCTGACCCTCAATTGTTGCAGTGATCACGAGCGATACAGCTGGTGCGCCATAACGCAGGGTGTAGAGAATGTCACGTTCGACGGAGAGGCGCTGTTGCTGGACCACCAACTCGGCAGCAGCCGTGTCAGCGATCCGTGTTAGCTGCAGTAGTGCAGCAGCAACGTCGGTTGAATCGAGGAGAACTAAAGCCATTTCATTTTCCTCTTACAGACAGCGTGGGGATGCTCTGAGCGATCTCAACTCGAGGCCGCTCTCCGCGTTTCATGAGTCGAGCAACGATCTTGCCATTGCCCGGTGTATAAGAAACTCCGAACTTCTGCATCAGCTCGATCATGAAAGCCGTGAGCTCTACGGATTGATCCCGTTGATTCTCGAGTATGGCGCAGGCTCCACGGCAGACTTCGTTCTGGCAATCTTGAAACTCGGCAGGCGCGTCTTTCTCTCCCATGTGTTCTTTGTTATGGCGTTCCTGCACGAGCGCAGCAAATGCGATCTTCAACTGGGTTTCCTCGCCTCGCTCGAACAGTAGATAGGTGACGAGTATGCGAAGAACGTTGTTCTCGATGGGCATAGGAAGATTCTTGCGTCCATCGGGTGTGACTGTGACCGGAATATCTGGAGTTGGTTTATCCATGGTTAGAAGCCTCTCTTCGAAAGCAAGTGTGGATTATCAACGAGCGTTTGCCTCGAAACCGTATTCACCTCGAACTTGTTGTTCGGGTTCTTCCACTGAACTCCACACTGGCCACATCGGAAGCCGCCTGGAATTTCTTGTGCCAGCTGCGAGCTGCACTCAGGACAGGACGAGGCTTTATCAGCGATCATCACTTTGCCCAGAGCGGCATCTGCAATCTGCGGCTTGTCATTGCGATCCATCTGCGACATGGTCTTCTCGATTCCACCGGCCTTCATCCACTCGACGAGACCGAGCCCCTGCTTGCCAGCAGAGAGTTCTGTCATAGCCCAAACCATCGCATCCATTCGGTTAGGCGACAGATTGCCGGGTACATAAGTGACTTGTTCTTCTTCAAGAAACGGAAAGCTTCCAACGTTATGAGCGCGGCCATGCTCGTACAACGCGCAGATAGGTTCAGCACGAACTAATTTCCCCCGGGTGGCATTCACATCTTTATAGCTGATGTTTTCATCGACTGTGCGGACGGTCTCTTCAACCATATCGCCACCGTAATTTCGCTCACCACAGACACGATCAGCTTTCCATTTGTGGAAGAGATTGACAGCAGCAGCTGCCCAAGTCCTGGGAGTGGGAGCAAGTAGCGATGCGTCTTCGAGAATGTAGTATTGTCCATCTGCCCCTTCTCCACAGGCCATGATGCCGCATTCTGTTTTGTCCGATCCGGGAGGGTCTACTCCTACGACGATCCGACGAAGTGGAGGATACTCACTGACCCGAGTATCGTCTAAAAGCTTACGTGTCCAAAGTGCGCCAGGTACTTCGTCAATATCTTCGGCCAGGATTTCTTGACGATAAGAAAGTTTGGTCATATCAGAAGTGACTTCAGCGAGTCCTTCTTCTGACAGATGCGGATTGTCATGCGAGGTGAAGTGGAAAGTCGCCCAGCGAGGAGGCCTGTCCTGCTCGATGGCTTTCTTCATCTCGGCAGCTGCGCGCTTATACATCTTCGCCGCATGCTGCGGGTCTGTCGCTTTGCTCGTTGATCGGGACTTCAGCGAAGGAGGAGTATAGATGAACGTCGCGTTGCCGTTGTTGTCGATCAGCATTGGAGCACCGACTTCGCCCCATGCATTCTCATCCATCAGCTGCCATTCATCGAGAATGAGTTCGTCGGCATAATCGCCGCGGAGGGTATCAGCATTCCATGCAGTCTTGGCGCGGATGCGTTGTTCTGTCCCCTTCCGCTCGATGATATGCTCGGTCTCATTCTTGTAGTAGACGCCTGCAGAGATTGCCTCGCCTAATGCCCGGGTTACTTCAGCCCAGAACTTCTTGATCTGGTCAGCAGTCGGCGTAGCATATAGGATGCGATGGCCGAGCATGAATCGCTCAACAGCAAAGA